AAGTTGGCCCGGTTGGCGATGAACTTGCTGACCTGCTCGCGGATGAAGCGAACCTTGGTCAGAAGCGTGCCAGCGTTCGACTTGGAGAAGCTAAGCTCCTCGCCGTCGACGATGATGTTCTCCCAGCCCACGATGCAGCGCACGAGCACGGCCGTGGCGCGGCGGGTGGTGCCGGCCGGGTCCGCGATGCCGTCCGTCTGGGCGGCGGCGCGGGCGGCGGAGCGCTGGGCGTCGTGCATCGCGGTCTCGTACTCGTCAGAGTCGGCCGAGAGCAGGGTGATGGTGATGGGCTGGTCGTCGTCGGTCAGCAGCGGCTCCCCGGAGACGGGGTGGCGCACTTCCATGACGGCGGTAATCTCAGCGGTATCGAGCTTGGAAAGGTCCATGTTAGTAAGGGAGGTAGGGGGTAGGGGGCGAAAGCCGGGGCCCCAGAAGTGGGACCCCGGCCGTATCAGTCAGCTATCAGGCCGTCGTGTGGCGGTAGAACACGCAGGACGTCGGCGCGTTTTGGCCGGCGACGGGCGCGGTGGTCTCAAGGGCGCGGAAGTTCAGCGTCAGGACCACGGGGCCGTTGGAGGGCACCTCGAAGGAGGGCTGCTGGTAACGGACGCGCGGGAAGGTGATGGCGGACCACTCTTCGTTAGCGGTGTCACCTGCGTCGAGCACGATGGTGATCTCAGACTCGGTCTCGTTCTGGAACTTGTTGTACTCGTTCGCGTTCTCGAAGAGGAGCGTCATGGTGCCGGTGACGTTGGCGACGCCCTCGTAGACGTCGTCAGCGAAAGCCGAGCAGAGGAGCGGCAGGGTCTCACGGTTGTTGTTGATCGTGAAGTCCAGGCCGGAGACAACCGCGTTCGGAGCGTTCTCGATGAACACGCAGGACGAGAACGGCGAGTACGCCGTCGAGGTCGGGGCATCGCTGTGCGAGGTCAGGCTGTTGTAGGTGGTCGCCATCGCGGTCGCCTCAAGGCCGAGGAGGTCCACGGTGCCCGTCACGAGCGAGCCGGGCTGAATCGACATCGAGAAGTTGTTGACCGTGCAGCCACCGAACGCCTGCGAAAGGGCGACGCCGGCGTCGGGGTACTGCTTGACGATCGTCGAGTAGAGCATGCTCCCTTTCTGGACGCCGGTGCTGTCACCGACCACGACGGACAGGCTCTTGTCCTCGAGGTCGGCGGAAGGCTTAGCCCCGAAGTAGTGCAGCGCCTGGGCGGTTTTGGCTCCCGTAGCGATGCCAATGAACACGATCACATTAGCAGCCGTGTCGTAGGTGAACTTAGCGATCTCGCCCACAAGCACGTTGTGGTTATCCGTGCAGGTCAACGCGCCCGCGGCGGTCAGGTCGTTATCGGCGGCACCGATGGTCGCAGCAGCCGCGCCGCCATTGAAGGCCCCGGGGCACGCAAGCGCGATAAGGTCGTCCTGCGTCCTGTACGAGAACTCGAAACCCAGCTGGCCGGAGACCTGCTGGAAGCCGGAGCGGATGGAGGTCTCCTGACGGTTCGCGGAGACCTCGCCGGAGGTCAGCTCGCCGACCTCAAGAGAGGGACCGTTGCGGTCCGTGAGACGCATCTTGGTGAACGCGCCGGTCTGCGCGACCGTGGCGGCAGATGTGTTGGGCGCCGAGATAGACACGACGACCGTGGATCCAGATTGAGAAGCCATAGTTAGTTGGTGGAGTCAGGCCCTAGAAGGGCTCTAGGGTGGAAAATGACCGCCAGGATATGGCGGCTGGGACGTAGTAGAGATCGGACTCGTCACCACTACGACGGCCCGTGCCTGTGGTTTCCGAGCGAACGACCTGCACCCGAACCCCGTCGGAGTCCTCGAAGGTGATGCCGTTCTCGAACTTCTCGATTATAGCATGAGCAAGGTCAAAAGCCTTGTTAACCAAATCGGGTCTGCTCGCGGGGGCCACCACCTGGTACTGCACCACGCCCAGAGCCTGGGAGGTGCCGTAGGCCACGCTCCGCTGATCCGCGGAAACCATGGTCTCGATGATGGCGATATCGTCAGACGGCAGCCCTCCGGGGAGGGTCAGGCCGTCGTACTGGATAGCGTCGGGAAGGTCAGCCGTAGTGAGGAACCTGCGGCGAACAGCCAGCAGAACCTTTCTCACGTTCACCATAGCCATCAGCGCTTGCTCCTGGCCCGCTGGGCGGCCGCTGCGACGAACCCGGGAAAGAGCAGGCGGACCTGCTCCACGATCAGCTTAGGGGCGCGGCCCGTCTCCGGGTCTCCGGAGTTGACCTTATCGCCGTACTCCACGGAGTTGGAGAGGATGTGCACGTTGCCGGCGAGCTGGGAGCCCGCCTGGTCCTGTAGGTCCGAGAACTCCTTGGACGAGACAGGCACGTCGCGGTAGCCGGAGTCCACCCCGCCCTTGCTGGCGCGGAGTAGCTTGCTGGCCTCCCTCTTGGAGCGGGCCCCGGCAGAGGTGGTGGTGTCTGTGCGGTTCTGCGCGATGCGCCACGAGGCCCGGAACTTTCCCGTGTAGAACGGCGACAGCGCCTGGGCAGCAAAGCCCATCTCCGCCATAGTCCCCTGAACCGTGGTGTCCAGCGCGACGAGCGTCTTGATGGCGAACTTCTCTACCGCCTTGTCCAGGTTAGTCCGAAGCCCAGCCATCAGGGGGTACGCACCTGAAGCTCGTATGCCACGACGGCATCGCCGGAGTTGATCGGGCTGACGGCCACCACGGTCCCAACCATCTCACCGCGCACCACCTCGTCCCCGATCCGAGGCACCACTAGGGCGCCAAAGCTCGCGGCGGTTGTGATGCGGCGGTCTCCTGACTGGATAGAGTCGCCGTTGATGAGCTGAAGGCTGAAGCCCTCGGGAGGACTGGTGAGCACGCTGGCGGTCACGGTGGTGACGCTCGTCGTGTCGTTGACGGGGTCATAGCCGGAGTCGCTCCTCGTGAACACCGCGGGGGTGTCCGAGAAAGCGCCCAGAAGGGCGGGCACCAGCTGCCCAAACGCTCCGTCCAGGGCTCCCATCAGCTACGCTTGACCTTCGCGCTGTAGGTGCCCTTGCCCATAGAGGCGGCGGGCGACGGGGTTCCGATGGGAGCCAGGATGGCGTTGATGTTGTCCGGGATAAGGTCCGGAGTCTCGGACGGGTCGACCTTGACCGAGATCGAGCCGACTTTCGCCTCGCGGAAGCCCAGCCCAAGCAGGCCGGGCTCCGCGGAGCGGTCCTTGGTCAGAAGCTCGAGGGCAAGCTCGGCGGTGGCCCATTCTACGCGGTAGGGGATGATCGTGTACTCGATCTCCCGCTCGTCCACGTCGAACGCGTTCCATCGCGGCCAGGAAAGCGCCTGACCGTCGATGCCGACCCTGGAGCGCTGGCCCTCGAACTCGTAGTAGGTGTCGATGAGCTTGGTCGCCCACCGCAGTGCTGCCTCCTGGTCCGAGACCCCGCCCGCCGCCGAGGTCCACGCGTCCGCGTAGAGCCGGGCTGACGTGAGGATCTCGGTAGCACGGGCAACCGTAAGATAGCTGTTGCTGTACTTACCTGCGATGGTCGTATCAAGCGCCATAGATCAGACCTCTTCCTTCTTGGCGGGAGCCTTCTTGGCGGGAGCCTTCTTAGCAGCTGCCTTCTTTTCGGCCTCGGCCGCGGCAGCCTTCTCGGACTCATAGGCCTCAAGCAGCTCGCGCTCCTTCTCGAGCAGGGAATCCTTGTTGGAGGCCGCCGCAGTGTGGCCCAGGATGATGAGAATTCCCTTGATCAGGTTACGCTTATCCATGGCGTTACCGCCGGGGACGTAGCGCGCAATATCAAGGCCGAGCAGGCCCTCGAGCGGCATGCGCTCCAGGATCTCGTGGTTGATCTCGACGCTGGAGGTGCCGGTGGGCGTGGTCACGGTCATCACGCGGGCCGTGTCGGGGGCGATGGCGACCTCGTGCAGGGCATCGTGGAACTTGCCCTCGCTGATCAGGACCTCGCGCCCGTCAGCCTTGCGCTTGACGAGGACTGCCGGAACAATCTTGCGGGAGTCGAGGCCGCGAGCCGACTTGGACATGCTCTGGGAGCCGTCGGAGAAGAAGAAGTGGTTCATGTGTCTGTCTAGTAAGGGGGGTGGGGGAAAGGGGGGGAAATGGGGAGGGCCGAAGCCCTCCCCGATCGGCTAGGCCGATCCCCCCTTGCTAACGAGCCCCGGTGAGGGGCCTGTTGCTCTTGATGATGGCGCGTTCGTGCTCGATACGCGCCGCGAACTCGCTCGCGGACTCCTGGTCTCCGCGGTGCCAGGTCACTTCCACCTCGCCGAGATCCTCGACTACGGTGGTTGACTCGAAGGGTTGCTTCTCGCGGGCGATCTCCCTAGCCATTGACCCCAGGGTGCCGTTGATGCCATGAATGGCGATGCCGGCCCAGATGAGGTTGAATGCTAGAATAGCTGCCACGGCGAGAAGGAATGTTCTACTTGTTACGCTCGGGGGTTTCACGAAGCTGCGCCTGCTCAACGATGGTGACTCGGCGCTGAAGGCCCTCGATCTCCACGCCGTACTTCAGCATGATCTGATCGAGGCCGCCGAGGCGATTCTCTAGGGCCTGGGCGCGGAGAGCACTCTCAGACTCCATAACGGACAGGCGGGTGTTGATGGCGCCGAGCTGCTGCACGAGCCACCCGTAGCCGCCTAGGGCGGCCAGAAGGATCCATACCGATACGTGAGTATGCTTATTGACTAGCGTTGTCGCGGGGTTGCTCACGTGTTACCGGTTGGTGAAGGGAAGGGGTGAGGCCCTCCCCGCCGAAGCAGGGAGGGCCGTCAGATCAGGTTAGATCAGAGGCTGGAGGGGTCGGTGCCACCCATGCGGACGCCAAGCTCGCGGCGGATGAGGGCGAATCCGTAAAGGATGTCCCAGCACCAGCGGGTCTGCTTGTTCTCGCGGCTGATCTCCAGGCGGAGGGTCAGGCGCGACTCCGGGTCGCTGATCGAGCGGACGACGGTCCCAAGACCCTCGGCGCCAGCGCTCAGCGGGCGGGTGACGAACGCCATGGCGTCCCGGTGGAAGGCCATGCGGCCCTCGTAGCTCGTGCCGGCAGGAGCATCGGTCGGGTAGGTCAGACCGGCGGGAGTGCCCGCGTCGATCGTGCCCGCGATGGCGGGAGCAACCTCGATGGCGGTGTTGCCACCGTTGATCGACGTGATGACGAACGTGCCGGCCTGCGACGCGATCTCAACGATGTCGCCGACGGAGGGGGCAACGCCGCTGTTGACGGTGAGCGACAGCGAGGAGCCTTCGCCGGAGACGGTGGCGTCGGTCATGTCGCCCTGCGAAAGGTCGGCCACGTTCTGGTCCATCGCGATCCCGAAGCCAAGGCGGCGGACGATACGACCCTCAAGGATCGCCTCGCCACCAACGCCGAAGCTGGCGTCGTGGAACGCCTGGATGCCGAGCATCTCGGCCTCACCCTGCGGGCCCACGACAATGTAGCGCGGGTCCATGGGGGCAAGCTGCTGGTTGAGGACCTTGCGGGCCTCAACGAGGTCGGACATCTGCGCGAGGGGCTGGCCCAGCACGGCGGAGAAGCCGTAGAAGCCGTTCGCCATGCCGAGCAGGTCGCTGTCGACCTGGTTCGCGAGGGCCTTGACGGCCTCCTCGGCCTGGAGGGGCAGGTAGCCCTCCTGGATCTCAACGAGGTCCTTGTCGGTAAGGCTGAAGTCGGACTTCTTCCACTTGTCCAGCGGGATGGTCACGCTGGACGGCGTGATGAAGTCGGTCGGGTCGCCGGGGGTGATGCCGGTCGTCACGTCGACGGCGGACATCGCGGAGGGGACGGGGATGGTCACCGTGTCGCCGCGCTGGGCAGCCTCGGCCTGGTAGCCGCGGTTGACCAGGAACGGCATCACGATGTTCTCGCGAAGCGTGGCGAGGCCGCGCGCGAGAATCTGGGGGATGATAACGTCGAGTTGGTTGCTCATCTGATGATAAGTGGTGTTTGCGCCGGAGCGCTGACAAAGTGGGTGCCCGGATAATTAACGAGCCCCACATCGGGGCACTCCAGGCAAGGAGTTGCCGCTCGGTAACGCACCGGGCGGTTGGTCTGGTTGGCTCTAGCGGTAAGGCGAGCACAAACGCGCGACCCCCCGCTATAAGAAGGAACTTGCAGCCCGTCGGGGCTGTGTACCGGGCTCCTCGGGAGCACGCGCGGTACGGCGGGGGCCTGTCTAATATTCCTCGGGAAAACAGACTGGCTAAGTGCCGATTATAACACAGGTTGCGAAGTTTTTGGCCTGAAGGTAGGGGAAATCTCTGATATTCCCTCATTATTGTGCTAGAAGTTTGCCCTGAAGGGTATAATTGCTGAACTGGGCGCCACTCAGGCGCCCAACTCCACCACCGCAAACACAATGGACAACAGCCTCAGCGCTCTCAACGCCGCCAAGGCGGCCCTCGAAGCCGCCTCCTCCTCTCTCGCCGCAGCCACGTCGGACGTCGCCGGAGCTTCGCGCATCATTGACGCCGCCATCGACGACCTCACTCCGGCGCCGGAAAACCCGCGGCCGCTCCTGCCCGAGGGCATCCGCGTCGTCGCCACGGACCGGGACGTCCTGCTGACCTGGGACCCGCTCCCGTCCGAGACCCCGGGCGTTCAGGTCCACCGCATGGCCCGCAACGGCTGGATCAGCCTCACCATGGACGCTGGGGACAGCTTCGCAGACACTCCGCCCGAGGCGGGCACGCACCTGTACCGCGTCCGGGGCTACGGCTTCCGCGTTGACGGGACCCCTCACGCCTCGCCGTGGTCGGACACCTACACCTGCGTCACCGCTGACCCCGCGGCGCCTGAGCCTGAGCCCGAGCCCGGCGCCTTCCGGGCCCTGG